ATGACGAATTTCATCTTTGGACGGGGGCTGTTCGGTCGGTGGATCTTTGCCGGTCCTACTGGGGCCGGTGAAGGAAACAGCGACCGGGGCAAGGTCCATGAGTACTATCCCGGCCAGTTCGTGGTCTATGCCTACAAAAAGGACGGGACCCGGACGGCTATTTTTGGCGGGGGCAGCGAGGCCAATGCCCTGAATGAAGTGACCTTTGAAATCACCAGCACCGGCTGTGGCCAGTGCCAGATGACCTTTTACCGGCAGCCGGATAACGCCCAGCTGGACTATATGCAGCGTATCGACATCCACCTGTACGGAGACCGGAAACCCTGGTACAGCGGGTACATCATCAGCCGGCCTATTGAAGGGACTACGGATACTAAGTTCGTGTACAAAGGCTATGGTTTCTACAACCGTCTGGAGAATGTGATGCTCTGGAAGACCTATGAGAATACGGACGTGGGAGATATCGTCCGGGACATTGCCCGCCAGGTGGAACGGCAGACCTTGCAGGTGGTGTACAACGACAGCAAGATCCAGAGCGTGGGATACCGTCCCACCAAACTGGTCTTTGACGGGGTGACGGTGAAAGAGGCCCTGAATACCCTGGCGGACTTTGCCGTGGATTACGTGTACGGAGTGGATGAATACCGGTGTCTGTACTTTCGCCGCAGAGAGACAGCAGTGAACGAACAGGCCCGTCTTACGGTAGGAAAACACATTACTTCCTACACCCCTTCCTGGGATGTATCCAAGCTGGTGAACTGGGCCCGGATCAAGGGGGGCAGCGTGGACGACCAGGGCGAGCAGTGGCTGTGCGTTGTGGAAGATAAGGAAAGCCAGAACAGCTACGGGGTCCACCAGGCCGTCTGGAACCTGCCGGAAGCCTACGATGCCGCCGATGCCAAACGGTGGGGCGATAACCAGATCAGCCAATACAAGGCTCCGGTGAAATCGGCCAAGATCAGCGGAGTACGGCTGGAGTATCCCTATCCGGACGGGACCTTTAACGTCCGCCATATGTCCACGGACGGGCTGGCGGAGATAAGGCGTCTTGACGGGAATGCAGATACCTACCCCATCAAGAAGATCAAATACACACTCTCCGGGGAAAAGGGCATCAAGACCGAAATGGAGCTGGGCGAGCCACTGTTTTCCGTGGACCGGTATCTGTCGGAAATCGAACGGCGGTCCAAGAATATCGAACAGTCCCAGTCTTCGGCCCTGAAACAATGGAAAGGAGGAAGCTGATGGCCATCCATGATTATCGATTCAATCCCTTTGAAAATACCTTCGACATTAAGAAGATATTCGACGAAAGACACGTGATCCCCAGCAACAGTCCCTATACCATCCGACTGGCGGAAGTGCCCCAGAAGACATCTCCCACCACATTGCAGGTGAAGTTCCAGAACGGGAATCTCCTGACGGAAGTGTCGGAAGAACCGGCCCAGGGGCAGTACTGGCCGGATTATCTTACTACGGAGCATGGTATTGAGGGCTGGAACACGGGAACCCTGAAATTTTCTGCAGCCGATGCGGGGAAGACTGTCCTTGTGACCTATAACGGGATGGGGACCCTGACGGACGACCGGCTGATCGACCAGGTGGAGATTGCTGTTACCTCCAGTACCCAGGCGGACAAGGATGCCAGGGTGGTCAGCCTGAACTCCTGGGACGTGGAGACTGGGCCCACGTCGGCACCGAGACTCCAGTCCCTTACGTCCGTTTACCATATCCGGAAACACCGGGGCATTCCCGCAGGAACATATACGCTGAGACGCATCCTGCAGGAACTGGTGAACCGGTCTCATACGGAAGAATACTGGAAAGAGAATTCCCAGTGCAACTGCAATTGTAACTGTGACTGCAGCGATGATTCGGGAGGAGGCTAAGATGCTGGTCATTGACGAAAACAAAAACATCCAGGTATCCCAATACGATACCTTTTCCATCCGGTTCCGGTTTAGCAACTATAAGCTGACCAACGCGGACAAAGTGGTCTTTGCCATCAAGAAGACCACCAATTCCTCGGAAGTGGTGTATACGGATACCTTCTACAACCCCAACAACAACTTCGTGGATGTGGTGGTACCCAAGGGCGCACTGGATTCTCTGGAGCCCGGTGCCTATATCTACGACCTGGCCATTATGAACAGCGAGACGGAGCGAATCTTGACCTGTTTCTTTACCAAATCTTTCATCATCAAGGGGGTGGCCCACAATGTCTGATGCTGCCAATGTGGAAGTGACGCTGACCGTCCAAAATAACACGGAAGTGGAACTGGGAGACGTGGCGGATACCTATGCCGCCGACCAGGCCCGGGAATACAAAAACAAAGCCGGGGAATATGCAGAGAATGCCCTCAACAGCCAGAACATGGCGGAAGCCTGGGCGGAAAGCAACAGCCCTCCCGCCGGGGAAGGAACCCGATCTTCTAAAGTCTGGGCAGATACAGCCCGGCAGTGGGCGGAGAGTGATACCAATCCGGACGGGATTGCAAATGCCCGTTCCAGCAAGACATGGGCAGCAACCGCACGGGCCTGGGCAGAAAGTACTGGAAACCCGGACGGGATTGCTGGAGCCAAGTCCGCCAAGACCTGGGCAGAAGCCTCTTCCAAAAGTGCTGCCGAAGCATCTGCCAGTGCCAAGGCCGCGGACACCAGTGCCAAAGCCTCTGCCAGCAGTGCAGCGGCAGCCAAGGCTTCCCAGGAAGGGGCTGCCACCCAGGCCACCATGGCCAGGCAAAGTGCCGAGAGTGCCGCCGAGAAACTGGCTCAGATGCAGATCAATCTGAAGGTGAAGGCGAACGTGGACAGCCCGGTCCTCACAGGGACTCCGACAGCTCCGACTCCTGCAGCAAACGCCCAAAGTACCCAAATCGCCAACGTGGCCTATGTGAAGCAGAAAATTGCAGAGTTGGTGAATGGCTCCGATGCCTCCCTGGATACCCTGAAGGAACTGGCGGATGCCCTGGGGAACGATCCGAACTTTGCCACCACCATCATGACGGCCATCGGGAAAAAGCTGGATGCTGCCGCAACGGCCCAGGCGGCCCTGGCAGATGGGAAAGGGAACAACATCGCAGAGACCTACGCCACCAAGGCAGAACTGACCGGGGAAACCGGGACCCTTGCGACAGTGGCCAAAACCGGCAGCTATACGGATCTGCTGAACAGACCGGTGATCCCGGATAGGACCAGCCAGCTGAGCAATGACAGCCGGTTTGTAGCCACGGATGCCAACGGGAATGTGGTGCTGACGGGCACCCTCACCGCCACCAAAGTCTACAACGCAGTCTATAACGACTATGCCGAATTCTTTCCCCGGGGCGGGGATACTCAGCGGGGAGACATCATTGCCCTGGACGAAACTTCTGGCAAAGAGCAATATATCAAAGCCACTGCCAGCAGCCAATGCGTGGTGGGGGTCCATACGGAAGATTTCGCTTCCATCATCGGGGGCCGGACCCTTTCCCCGGGGGATGACATCCTGAAGGTGAACCTCCCCACGTATATCCCCGTAGCTCTGGCCGGCCGTGTTCCGGTCCGGATGTACGGAAAGGCCAGGAAAGGCGGATGGGGCATTCCTTCCGAAATGCCGGGAGTGGGCCGGATGGCCCTTCCGGGCGAAAGTCTTACCCAGGCGGTGGGGCAGATTGTGAAGGACGATACCGCAGAAAACGTGCGGCTGGTGAAAATCATCGTAAGGAGTGGAAGATGAAATATTTGAAACGGAACATCAATACGGTATTCCTCATGCTGGGGAATTCCTGCAATATGAATTGTGCCTACTGTCTGCAGCACCCTCTGGTGCATAAGTCCCTGACCCGGGAGGTCAACCCGGAAATCTATAATTTCCTGGAAGAGATTTCTCAAGAGAACACCCGGCCCCTCCATCTGCAGTTCTACGGGGGAGAGCCGCTATTGTACTTTGGAACTATCCAAGAAGTGGTGGCTGTTCTTAAGAAACGAAAATTGAATATGACCTTTGGCATCATCACCAATGGCCGGGCATTGACGGACGAAATGGTCCGTTTTTTTAATGCCTGGAATTTTACGGTCTGCGTGTCCTGGGACGGTCTCCATGTGAAGGAAACCCGGGGATACGATGTGTTTTCTGTGCTGGAAACCCGGGAACGGATCCTGGCTTTGGAACATCTCTGTCTTTCTGCCGTCCTTTCCGCCAAAGCCTATCCCCGGGAAGTGCTCCAGGCCTTTCAGAAGATTTCGGAGGAGTACAGTGCCATCCATGGGTATCAAATCGCGGTGAACTTGGACGAAATCATGGATACGGGCCTTCCGAAGAAGAATCTGCTGGAAATCGACTACAGTCGGGTGAAGCGGGAGATGACGGCCATGGCCCTCCAGTTCCTGGATGGATTCGGGAAACGAGTCCCTCCGGATCACTATACGGAAGAAGCCTACATCAGGCAGCTTTTTGGAGCCCTGAAGGATTTCTACCTGACAGGGAAAGGCAAGTGGGACCGGTACACGGCTGCCTGTGGGAATGGCCTCACAGTGCTGAATCTGGACCTCCAGGGCAACCTGTACCCCTGCCACAACACATCCCGGAAAGCGGGAACTATCCATGACGGATATTTTGCGTATTTGCAGAAAATCCTTGCTGGAGACCACACTCACGAACACCGGAAAGAGTGCCTGGCCTGTACGGCCCTGGCCTTCTGCCAGGGTGGCTGCAAGCTGGTGGGGGATAAGGCCCGGAAGGAATCCTACTGCCGGCTCAAACGGGCCGTTTTCACCCCGGTCCTGATGGCCATCCAGCAGTACGGGCAGCAGTTATTGGAGAAGAACCATGGCAAAGAACGGAACCATCAATAAGACCACCTTCACAGACACTTCAGCTCTCAAAGATACCAGTGAGCTGAAGGTGAAGGCCATCCATGTGACGGAACTCCAAAAGGCCCTGGAACAGCTGAATACCTACGGGGCCAACGTGGACAACTGTGGGAACTGCACTTTTTGCCAGACCTGCCAAAAGTGCCAAACCTGCCAGGGATGCCAGAGCCAGAAATGCCAGTCCAGTTCCTGCCAAACCTGCCAGAGCATCAGCCAGTGCAGCTCGAGAAACTGCACCTGCCAGACGAGAGGGCAATGTGACTGCAACTGCTCTGGTGGCAACTGTAACTGTTCGGATGATTCGGGAGGAGGGCCATAAGATGGCGAGTCAGAACGAGATTGTATGGAAAAAGGACCTGACAGACATTCAGTCGGGGCTGGAGACCCTTGCCACAAAGACGAAAATTTCTATCAACCTTTCCGCAATGGACTACGGCAAGGTGAAGAAGATCAACGTAACGGCCCTGGAAACAGCCGTGAACCAGCTGGAAGAAGCCTTCTCGGGAAACTGCTGCCAGGCCAACTGCTGCCAGACTTGTCAGGGGTGCCAGTCCTGTCAGACCTGCCAAGGATGCCAAAAGTGTCAGACCTGTCAGGGGTGCCAAACCTGCCAGGGATGCCAGAAATGCCAGTATTACATGACCAAAAACTGCAATTGCGACTGCAACTGCGATTGCTCGGATGACAGCTAAAGGAGGAACGATTCATGATTATTGCCAAAGGAAACGTCAGTACGGCGGAAGGACCGGTGCCGGCAGAGAACCTGAAACCGGGGATGCTAGTGGTGGACCGGGGCCATCGGGCCCGAAAGCTGCTGAAGGTGGAACGGGTCCAGCTCCACCAGACCCTGCACTTTGAACGAAATGCCGACCTGGTCCTTGCGGGGAACAGCATCCTGTTTACCCTGACTGGTTTGCGGAGTGCCATATCCCTACCGGCTGGGGGTATCCATCAAGCTGGACTTTGCCGTCCTGACCCAGCTTTATGGAAATACCACCATCCTCGATATCGATACCGGAATTATGGCGGAAGGCCAGCGGGATATTGTGGTGCGGATGTTCAACGGGCAGAAGGAGAATTTGACCATTGACACGGATCAGGAATACGAACTGCTGCCCTTCAGCACCAGCGACCTGATCCTGGGGGACCATCCCCGGATGACCCTGTGGGACAGCTACAGCCTTTCTGCCAACGGCCGGGAGCTGATGGCCAACCGGAAAGGGTACCTGATCGACGGGGATCCGGAAGAACCCTTCGTCCCGGAGGGGGACAAGGACTACATCGACTTTACCATCCAGAAGTATAAGGGGGATTTCTCCACGAAGGAAAAACTTACACGAGACATGGATGACGAAGAAGTCTTTGTGGAATCTTCTGCGGGGCTTGTGAACAACAGACGGGTCAGGCTGGTGAACGGAACGGGCAGTTTCCGTCTGTATCCCTTTGGGTACGAAGGCCCGGTGAAGATCAAGCTGGGCCGGAAGTGGTACGAAGTGTGGAATGATTATCTGGTATTTGTGGGAAAGCAGGATTGATATGCAGAAAAATGGTATGGATTTGTCTACAAAGTATCAAATCACCCTTTATCTAGGGAGCCAGTGCAACCTGCATTGTGCCTACTGTCACCGGGAGGCATCGGACGGGGAAGGAGAAATCGCGGAGAGCTTTCTAGAAGAACTGAAGTGCAATCCGCCTTCTTCCATCAAGTTCATGGGCGGGGAGCCTCTCCTTTACATGAAGGAGATCCGGAAAGTGGTGGCTGCGGTGCCTAAAGCGAAATTTGCGGTGAGCACCAACGGCATCGGCATCGAAAAGCACCTGGAGTACTTCCGGGAGCACCATTTCCAGATCTGCATCAGTTATGACGGGGCGGAAAAGGACCTGCGGGGGTATGATCCCTTCACTGCTCTCTGGGATTATCCGGATCTGGCGGTTTCCAACACTTTGTATCATGGGAACACGGACATGGGAGCCATTATGGCAAAGTTCCGGGAGAAAGAGAAAGTCATCGGACGGCCGCTTTCCTTCTTCCCTCACCTTATGCATGTGACCAACGAGGCTAACCGGAAGTATGCCCTGACCCGGGAGGACTATGATTCCATTCTGGAACAGTATAAGAAATATGTGGGACTGTACCTGTCCCGGCTAAAGCGCTTCGGGATAAAAGATCTGCGGTATGAAGGCCTCTACCAGACCCTGGAACGGCGGCGGGAGGCACGCTACACCTACGGAGAAACCTACTGCAGCAACCGGACCATCCGGAAGGTGGATACCAAAGGGCGGCAGTATCCGTGTCTTTATATCCGCCGCCAGGAGCTTTCCGATAACTGGCTGAAGGAACAGCAGGCTCTTCTGGATGCTCTCAACCCTGAATGCCGCCAGTGCTCTGTTTACGGCATGTGCGGCGGGGCCTGTATCGTCAGCCAGGAGCATGCTCAGGAGTGCCGGTTCTACAAGGCCCTCTACACCTGGTTCCAGAAGGAAGGGAACCGGCCATGAACCATCTCTTTATCTTCCCGGAAGCGGTACAGACGGAGGATACAATTGGGCTGGACATGGAAGGAAGCCGGCTGAGCTTTTCCTGCAGCAACAAACGGGTGGCCATCAACCTGGATGCCCTTCGGAGCGGGTCCTCCACGGTGATCCTGAAGAATCCCATCACCGGGTCCGTTTATCCCTTGTTCAACTTCCGGGAGATCCTTCAGGTGATGGACCTGGGGCCCCAGGAGCTGCTCCGGACACTGGGCATCAACAGTTATGTACAGATTGACAAGTCCGGGGAGGATACCTTCATGAAGGTATTTCTGCCCAAGGGTCAGCCGGAACTCCGAAGTCGCACTTACGACTTCTCCCGTTTTCCCCACGTGGCCATGGCGGACCTCCACAAATTGGACCGGGCCTTTAGCTGGTCGGTAAAGAAGGTGAAGGCCCAAATTCATTACGGCCGGATTGAGGGTAGCCTGGTGTTTTGCCGTTCTGTCTTCTGGAAGGAACCGGTCTACGTAAGCCACGCCGGCCAGACCCAGGCGCTGACCCCAGGGGAGAACTGGTTCTCTTTTGCCTGGAGCCCTACGGAAGACGTGTACTGCGGCCCGGAAAAGGGACGGTACAAAGGCCGGGCGCTTCATCTGACACCTGGCTGCTAGTCAACAGGAAGGAGGAAAGACCATGAATTTCATCAGCTACACCTTTGTGAACGCGGTGATCAGCGCCCTGGCAGTCTTCGGGTGCTGGCTGATCCTGCGTCCCCAGAAAATCGAGAACCAGGCGCTCCACAAAAGCATCGACAACAACACCAAAGCCCTGGAAGATTTGACGGGGCTCATCAACGAAATGCGGGTGGCCCAGGCGGGCATCGAGACCAATATCGACAACCTGTGGCACCGGTACAAGGACCTGAAAAGGGAAGTGGACCGCATCCACGATCGCGGCAATCTGGGGAATCCGCCATGTTTGAAAAAGTAAAAGGGATACTGACTAAAGGCCTGGATGCGGTGAAAGCGCGCCTGAACCAATTCCAGAAGCCCATCAAATGGATCGTCATCGGGTATCTGGTGACGGTCTTTCTTTTTGTGCTTTCCTACTATGGCTTCTGGCTGTATCTGGCAGTGACGGGGAAGATCCAGCTGCCGGACCTCCTGGCCATGGTGCGGGAACTGGTGGGGCCTGCCATGGTGGGGTTTGTCACCTTCATTGCAGGCTGCTTTGTGGATCTTGACGGGAACGGGATCCCGGATCATTTTGAAAAGGAGAAGGAGAAGAAATGAAGATTTTTATCAATCCAGGGCATATGCCCGGCGTGGACAGCGGGGCTGTCAATGACAAATACGGCGTCACGGAAGCCGGCATCGTGAAGGAAATCGGGGCAGAGGTGCAGCAGTACCTGAACCGGGTGGGCTATGACTGCCTGCTGGTCCAGTCCGACAATCTCTGCGGAGAATCTCCCAACTATACCAATATTTGTGCCAGTGCCAACGGTTGGCAGGCGGACCTGTTCCTTTCCATCCACTGCAATGCGGCGGCAGCGGAAGAAGCCCAGGGGACGGAAACCCTGGTGTACAGCAGTGACAGCGCGGAAGCCTGCGGTCTTGCGGAATGCATCCAGAACCAGATCGTCCAGAGCCTGGGCACCGTGGACCGGGGTATGAAGGAGCGTCCTGGGCTGGCGGTGCTCCGGGAGACGGATATGCCGGCTGTCCTTGTGGAAACGGCTTTCATCACAAATGAGGAAGATGTACAGCTCCTGATGAACCGGAAGGACGAATTTGCCCGTGCCATTGCCCGCGGGGTGACGGATTATGTGGCCCAGAAAGGATGAGAGACCATGAACATGTGGCGGATCAGCGATGAATTTCTTCTGGGCTATCTGTTGGGCATCCTGACCGGGGTGCTTCTCTTTACCCTGGTCATCTGAAGAAAGAGGGTGAGGATCATTGAGAAAAAACGTCTGTATCTTGCTGCTTTGCTTGTTGTTGTCCTTTCCGCAGGTCTCCTGGGCTTCTGGGTATACCATAACGGAAGAGGAACTGACCCAATTAGAGGAGAATATCAGCGAGCTGCAGACCATCAACAACAGATTACAGAAGGAATCCAATCTGCAGAAGAAACGAATGGAGGAATTGGAGACGCAATTGACCGCAGCGCAGACCGAATTGCAGAAAGCCAGGGAACAGTCCAATCGGCTCGGGAGTCAATTGAAAGATCTGGAAACGACCTCGATCAGGCAGGAAGAATCCTTGAGGATTGCCAACGCATCCTTAGAAGCGTACGAGAAAGAAAACAATAGAACACAGAAACGGCTGAAGGCGCAGCGGAACGTGGCCTATGGGATAGGGACGGTGCTGCTGGCGGCTTTGGTGCGGAAATGAAGAGAGCCATGGTGGGAGAAGATCCTGCCATGATTTTTTTAGAGGTACAATTTTTATGACTAAACCTGTACTTTAGTACAGCGTATATATTTTAAATATTTAGTAAAATTATCATAAGGATAAAATGCTTACAGATGCATGGATATGGAAAAAATAATGAGGCCATTATGGAAAAGATCACTTCCGCGTACAGAAGAAATCAAAAAGAGCTTGCCGCACGCATTCTTTGTACATTGTTGTTATAGGCGCTTGTTTTGTGGGGCTAGGACACCGGGAGATAAGGGCTGATATGTACGAAGGAGCAATACTGCATGTCAAAGATGGTGAAGCTGATTACGGTTGGGTTACTTCTGCCTGGAGTTAACATACTTCTTTCATGGGGAAAGGCTATTCCACAGGTGGTCATATAAGGGACATAGGATGACTGAATAATAGTGCTTCTGGCAACATACAGGAAATAAATTTTGAAAATGAGATTGACCAGACATATCTAAAAAGTTTTATAAACCGTTTGCATGCTGAATGACAAATCCAGTTTAGAGCGGTAGGTGAATTCGAAATTATACAATATATTTAAAACACAATATTTTAAATATATTTTGATTAGCAATTTTAGAATATTACTTATAATTAGCACAAATGTCTTGTGAGGGGGGACATTTATGCTAACATTAAGGGTAAGCAAAGAGAAAATGGACAAAATGTTCTTGAGAAAAGAGGCTTAGCGATGAAAAAAAATATGCCAAAGAAACTGATTGTGGCAATTAGAATAGCTTGTATAGGATCTGTAGCAGTGGGAATTGGCGGAATTCAGAATATATTCGCCTATACGCAACCTTTAAATCCCATTGGATTTCAAGCGGATGGAGGGTCAATAACAGGTAATTACAGTACCGTACATGTTCATCAAGATGGAACCGTAGAGTGGCAGAATAGTCCTGAATATCTAGAGGATAATACACAAAACGACGGAAATGTAGCGATAGGGAATTTTTCGAAGGCAGGTTCTCTGAACGATAAAAACATTATAGGAAATATGAATGTTATCAGGGAATCTCCAACCGGGACAAAGTATGACTATTTTCAATATGTAAAACAGGGGGATAAATACTATAAAACATGGTATGATCCTCAGGGAAATCTTCAGGGATATCTACTGGATGCACAATTAAATGTTATTCCCGATAGCACTCCTGTTGCTTTGAATCTAGCGGGGAATATAACGAATAACGTTGCCATCGGTAATCATGCCACTACCAAATCTTCCAGCAGTGTGGCTATCGGAGATGACAGTCAGTCACAGGGATATCGTGGCATTGCTATCGGGGCAGACAGCCAGACTGGAGATACAAACGACAGTGCCGATTACAATGATGGCATTTCGGCCATTGCTGTTGGTGATGGTGCCAAAGCGATGGGGAATGGCAGTATAGCCACGGGACAAGGTTCACATGCCTACGGGTATGCGTCCATCGCATCCGGTGTAAATGCCGGAGCCAATACAACTCGGTCGATTGCGATTGGGGAAAATGCCACTGTTTCTTATAATTCACAAGCAGCAGATGACCCGCAGCGGTTGGTAGCCGAACAAGCGATTGCCATTGGGTATAACAGTCAAGCAAACGGAAAAGACGCTACGGCCGTAGGGCGGCAGGCAGTAGCGGACCGGCGTAATTCTTCGGCTTATGGTAATAATAGTCATGCCAATGCATACAATTCTGTGGCTATTGGTAATAAAGCTATTGCTGGCCTAAAAGAAGAAACAGACAACAATCCTATTGCCGGTCAGTCTGCTGTAGCCATAGGGAATCGGGCTACAGCTACGCAGGAATATACGACAGCCGTAGGTGCCAGCACGTATGCTTCTGGATGGCATGCAGTAGCCGTTGGTGATTCTAACCGAGCAACGGGCCGCTATAGCACGGCTATGGGGGCTGGGTATTCTACTTATACTGTAGATGAAACAGACAATGACAATACAGAGGGAGAACGAAACTATCAAACAATCGGAGCGAATCAGGCCACGGGTGATTATAGTACGAGTGTAGGGTATGGAAATGTTACTATGGGACAAAACAGTTCTGCATTCGGTATGCAGAATGCAGTTTCCGGTATGGATTCACTTGCTTATGGCAGTAGTAACAGTGTAGGTCAGGGACGTCAGCCTGGAGATACCTCTATTCAAAGCGAAGCGGCTAACGTAGGGAATGTGACGGGATTTGCCGTAGGTCACCGCAACAGGATTAGCGGAAATCTGAGTGGTGCTTTTGGCGGTGGTAATAATGTAGTGGCGGAAAGAAGTTATGCAGTAGGAAACGGTAACCAGATATCAGGCAAAGGTGGCTTTGCCGCAGGGAATCAGGCCACGGTGACATCAGAAAATGGTATCGCCATTGGTAATGATGCTCATGCAACTATCAGGAATTCTGTTGCCTTAGGTAACGGTGCTCGAACCAATGAAGTAGTTGGGACATCTGTGGTAGAAATCCCTGGTACAGGTACTACTTATAGCAATATTTCCGGTACTTCTCCTGTTGGTACGGTAAGTGTAGGTGATGTTGGAAAAGAACGCACCATTACGAATGTTGCTGCTGGACGTATAGGCCCAGGGAGTACGGATGCAGTAAACGGTTCGGAATTGTACGCTGTTAAGCAGCAGGTTGGGCTGAATTCGACTGCTATTCAAAACATTAATAATCGAATTGATAGTTTAGATAATAGAATTAACAAAGTAGGTGCTGGAGCAGCTGCGTTAGCTATGTTACATCCCCTAGATTTTGATCCTGATGAAAAATGGGATTTTGCAACTGGTTATGGGCATTATGGAAACGAGAATGCTGTCGCAGTAGGTGCTTTCTATCGTCCGAACGAAGATACAATGTTCTCTATTGGCGGAGTAGTTGGAGATAGGCACGATATGATAGCGGCTAGCATCTCATGGAAATTTGGACAAAAAAATCATGTCTCAGTGAACAGAGTGGCTGCAGCAAAGGAAATTATTGAATTACGAAAAGAATTAAATGATCTTCGTTCTTTTGTGGCAGATGCTGTTAGTGGTAATGTCTTGGATCTGTCCAAAATTCAACTTTTCCCTGATGTCCCAGAAAACCATTGGGCTTATGATTATGTTTCTACTTTGGCAGGAAATGGCGTTATCGAAGGATATCCGGATGGCCATTTTGACGGACATCGTGCAATGACCAGATATGAAATGGCTGGAGTTCTCTATAGAGCTATGTTACGCGGTGTAAAATTAAAGGAAAGAGCATTAAAAGAATTTGCGCCTGAACTAGATCGTATTCGTGTCGATACATTGACTAAACATAAAGATGGGTCGCCGGATATTCAACGTGTACGCACGATTCCGGGCAAGGGATGTTAAAGGAGGAGCAAAAGGAGGGAAATCATGAGTGTGAATAAATTGTTGGCAGCTGCTTTACTGGGCCTTGCTATTACAGGAAACGTCTTCGCTGCAAATCTTTCTGCGCAAGAAAAAGACCAGGAAACGACATTTGTCGGGGAAATCTGTGAGTTTGAAACTGGAAATATATATATAATGCGGGATAAAGACGGAAATATTACTCGCGTTGATTTAGGAAAGTATAGCGGTAGGATGCTGAACAGGACTTCGTTTAGTGTTACTGGTAAAATGATGCAGGATGAAAAGGGAACATTTTTGAAAATGCGACATATGGATTACAAAGATCCAGATCCATTTGCGGAATATTTTGAAGCACTACAGAAAAAAAAGAATCCTCAAAAAAGTGGGCTTGAAATTGAACAAATCAGAGATAAGGCATTTGACCATGAGAATCCTGTGAGTGATGATCCAATAGTCTATAAAAACAATGTAAAGAACCTTTCAGAGATACAACTGAAAGAATATAAAATGAATGATGTAAATGAATTGGCAACTCTGGATAGGGGTACTAAGGTGGTTTTTAGGGGACATGCAATTCAGACTGTAGTTGATAGACAAATCATGCTTTTTTGGGATACAAAAGGAAATGCTGTTAATGTCAAAATGAACGGAGCTTATTGTCCATTAGGCCAGCGTTGCTTTGTTTATGGCACTTGGGAACCAGATGAAAAAGGTTCGTATATAAACCTGGATTATATGGAAAGTGTAGAGCTGCCGGCAGAAGCATATCAATGACATGAATAAAAGCTGGAGATTACATATATATTGTGTAATTCCCAGTCAAGAAGCTTTCAAATTTATTCTAAAAAAGCAATATTATGTTAACGGATGCTCGTTTGAGCATCCGTATTTTTTGCTGTTCTGAAATTTACACAGTTCTTATAGTATAATGAATGAAAGTGCAACTAAGGAAAAAGGGGAGACAGTATTAAAACGATACAAGTTGTGGTAGCACTGATCATCAACCAGGATAAAGTCTTCGCTACCTAGCAGATATATGGGGAATTCAAAGATGTATAGGGGTTCTCAGGGGATAAGATCGAGAGTGGGGAAACGTCGGAATAAGCCATTAGGCGGTAGCTCTAGGAAGAACTGGCCACCGGGATCCGTGTAGAGCAGCTTCTGACTAGTGATATTATGGAATACCAACTCCATTTTTTATAAAGATGAGGATTTATTAGCCGACTTATTTTTTAGAGATTATGTCAGTTTGATAGATTTCATTTATATTGCTATAATATCAAAAGGTTGATTTTTTTCTAATTAGCAGCAAAGGAGTTTCAATAATGCTTGACACTATAATTTCGCGCACAGCGGAATTTCTTGAGGAAATGCCCAAAAGTAAAAGAAAGAAAAAAGGACAATTTTTTACTTCAAAGGAAACTGCTATATTTATGGCGAGGCTTTTTGACTTGTCTGATTTTCCGCAGGTATTAGAGATCCTTGACCCAGGAGCTGGAACTGCAATTTTATCAGCTGCCTTAATTGATCGAATTATCGCAGAAACAGCGGTACATGCAATTCACTTAACCTGTTATGAGAATGATCCTGATGTGTTGCCTGTATTAAAAAGCAATCTTGAGTATATAAAAAGCAATTCAACCATCCAATTTGAATATACGCTAATTGAGGATGATTATATTATTTCACAGTCAGCCGATTTTGAGGGGAGTTTACTTGCCTCAAATAGGGTTCCAAAATACAATTTGATAATTGGAAATCCTCCATATTTGCGAGTGGCGCGGAACAATCCAGCTGCGCTAGCACTTCCTACTGTTGTACATGGAGCCCCAAATCTTTATTTTTTATTTGCATCAATGTCTTTGTTCAACTTAAAAGATAATTGTGAAATGGTATATATAATCCCGCGTAGTTGGACTTCAGGAGAATACTTCAAAGCTTTTCGTCGCTATTTTCTTAATATTGGAAAGCTAGAGCAAATACATTTGTTTGTTAGTCGTGATAAAGTATTTAGTCAAGAAAAGGTTTTACAGGAAACAATAATTATTAAGGTAAGAAAAACCGATATTCGTCCCAAAAATGTTATCATAACATCTAGCCAAACTAATGATGACTTTCAGAACTTGACAAGTATTTCTATTCCTTATACAGATGTTGTTTCGGGTAAGAATTTGTACGTTTATCTTCCCACGTCTCAGGATGATGTTCATGTCATTCAGTTGATAAATAGATACAATAAAACATTTCCTGATGAAGGGTTCAGAATGAGAACTGGAATCGTTGTTGATTTTAGACAGTGGGATGAATTGCGAAAAGAGCCAGGTGAACATATATTACCACTTTTTTATAGTCAGCATATTAGAGACGGACGTGTTTATCATACCCCGTCTGGAAAAGAGTTTGACTGGATTGTTGATTCAGTTCCAGGTTTGATACAGAAAAACAAAAATTATGTATTTTGCAAACGTTTCACGGCAAAAGAAGAAAAGCGGCGATTACAATGCGGTATATATTTGGCATCAGACTTTCCAGAATATGAATTTATTGGAACACAAAATAAAATCAACTATGTTGATTCTACAGACAGTAGTGAATTGTCTTTGCCGTTGACCTATGGAATATACGCACTATTAAATTCAACAATCTTTGATAAGTACTATCGAATCTTAAATGGTAGTACACAAGTAAACAGCACAGAAATAAACAATATTCCTGTGCCACCTGTTTCTGATATTATCAAAATAGGTACAAGATTGATAAAATCAGATGATATATCGACACCAAATTGTGATGAAATAATTAGAGAGGTTTCTTATTATGAGTAAAATAGATGAGACTAAAAAATTCCTACAAGAATTTGGTATGCCTGAACCGCAGCAAACAGATATTGCTGCATATACTGTCCTAACATTATTGGGTATAGGACCAAATGATGCTTGGAATAAAGCTACTAATAATTGGATTCGTATTCATGATGTTTTGCAATTCAGTAGTAAGAATTATAATAAAATATATGCAGAAAATACGCGTGAAACAATTCGTAAGAATTGTATGCATCAATTTCGAGAAGCGGCGCTAATTGAAGATAACGGAAAGGCAACAAATAGTCCAAATTATCGTTACCGCATAACGTCAGAAGCACTGGAATTAATCCACACGTATAAAACATCAGAATGGGAAAGTGCCTTGAAACATTTCCGCATGCATCATGATTCTTTAATCGAAAAATATGCAAGTAAGAAAAAAATGGAAATGATGCCAGTATCAATCAATGGACAAGAACTACATTTTAGTCCTGGGAAGCATAATACATTACAGAGAGCAATTATAGAACAGTTCGCACCACGGTTTGCACCCGGCTGTGAATGTTTGTATGTCGGGGATACTATAAAAAAAGACCTTATCAAAGATGTTGATAAATTGCAAAAATTGGGTTTTGAAATTACTTTGCATGATAAAATGCCTGATGTTGTATTATATAGAGCTGATAAAAATTGGATATATTTTATTGAAGCAGTCACGAGTGTCGGACCTATGAGTCCACAACGTATAATTGAAATTCAGGATATGACAAAGAATGTTACTGCCGGAAAAATTTTTGTAACTGCTTTCCCGGACATAACAATTTATAAAAAATTTAGTGCTGAGTTAGCATGGGAAACAGAAGTCTGGCTTTCCAACATGCCTGACCATATGATTCATCTTAATGGTGATAAATTTTTGGGCCCACGCAAAGAACAATAATAGCGTTATTTATAGTAATCTGTTTTCAGGCTGCAGATGGACAAAAAATTTCTTCGGGTAATAGAGTGATATTCAGCCCCAGGGAGAAAGCTGTAGAAAGCGGGTTTGTACCCTGTCAGATATGTTGCCCATGAAAAGACATAAGCTCCGGTTGCAATCTGGACGAAAGCAAAAACAAAACATTAAAATGTAAGGATGCTCATTATGGGCATCCTTTTTAGTCGCTAATAGAATGTACAAGACTGGTAGGAAAATTATGATAGGTTCCTTACCGGTCTTTTTTTCTAATTTTAAAAATAAATTACTGAGAACCGTCAGATATTACATGCTCCCAAGGCTATTAAGTGGGGGGGAAGAGAAAAATAGAACCCTCAGAAAGGAGCAAAGCCATGAGTCAACAGCTAAACATCTGTGTTTCGTCTTCGCAAAGTGATGGACATGTTGCTTCCGTACGATGTGTCTCTGTACGGGAACGAATCCTGCGTTTCCTGTTTGGAAGCAAAAATAGGCTGACCATCATTGTGCTGGGCGAGACGGTAGAAGAATTGGCAATCCATGAAATTAAAGAAAGGAGTACTTAGTATGACAAAGGAAACGATGACAAATTTGGCCACTGAACTGGAAAACTGTGGAAAAGCACTGCTGAAGATTGCAGAAGCTCTGGGGGCCCAAGAAGAAGCGGCCGCAGAATCCCCAAAGGAAAAGCCTGCCCCCAGGAAGCTCACATTGGAAGAAGTCCGGAAGGTGGCGGCGGACAAGTCCCGGCAGGGATTCACGGAAAACGTCCGAAACCTGATCCACAACTACGGGGCGGACAAGCTGTCCAGCCTGGATCCGGCAAAGTATGAAGCTTTCCTGAAAGACCTGGAGGTGATGGGCCATGCCGGGTAACCATGCGGTTCTTTCCGCTTCGTCCAGTTACCGGTGGCTGGCCTGTCCGCCTTCGGCACTGGAATGTGCCAAGCTGCCGGATGTGCAGAGTGACTTTACCAAACAGGGGACGGAAGCCCATGCCCTTTGCGAATACAAGGTAAAGAAGGCTCTTGGTCAAAAAGGGAAAGACCCCACGAAATCCCTTACCACCTTTGATGAGGAAATGGCCGAATGCACCGATGCCTATGCCCAGTTCGTGATAGAAAGCCTGTCGGCGGCTAAGGCAGCTTGCAACAATCCTTTGGTACTGGTGGAACAGCGGCTGGACTTTTCCCGGTGGGTGCCGGAGGGGTTTGGGACCGGGGACTGCCTGATTGTGGCGGACGACACCCTGACCGTCATTGACTACAAGCATGGGCTGGGAATCCTGGTGGAAGCGGAGAAGAATCCCCAGATGATGTGCTATGCCCTAGGGGCGCTGGATCTCTTTGACAGAATTTATGATATCCAGAAGGTATCCATGACCATCTTCCAGCCGAGACGGGAAAATGTCAGCACCTACACCCTGTCCAAGGAAGACCTGCTCCAATGGGCCGAAACGGTGCTGAAGCCTACCGCAGAACTGGCGGCAAAGGGAGAAGGGGAGTACAAGGCCGGTGACCACTGCCGGTTCTGCAAGATCAAGGCCATCTGCCGGAAACGGGCGGAGTACAACCTGGAACTGGCCAAGTACGACTTTGCCATGCCCTCCACCCTAGAAGACGAAGAAGTGGAAGCCATCCTGGCCAAAGCCGATGAACTGGTGAGCTGGGCTGGGGACGTAAAGGAGTATGCCCTGCAGCAGGCCCTGTCCGGTAAAAACTGGGCCGGGTGGAAACTGGTGGAAGGCCGGTCTAACCGCCGATTTGTAAACGAGAAAGCCGTTGCTGCAAAAGTGGAAGAAGCCGGGTATTCTCCCTATGAGAAAAAGCTCATGGGCATTACGGCACTTACCAGGCTGCTGGGAAAGCGCAGGTTCGATGAACTGCTGGCGGGCCTGATTGAAAAGCCGGAGGGCAAGCCTGTCCTGGTGCCGGAAACGGACAAGCGGCCAGCCCTGCATACAGCAGCCGATGATTTTGGAAAAGAAAACTAAGGAGGAACTGAATATGTCTAAAAACTATGTCAATCCGTGCAAAGTAATCACTGGGGTCAATACCCGCTGGAGTTATGCCAATGTGTGGGAACCCAAATCCATCAATGGGGGAACCCCCAAGTACAGTGTCAGCCTGATCATTCCCAAGTCCGACACCAAGACCGTGGAAAAGGTCCGGGCCGCCATCAAGGCTGCCTACCAGGAAGGGGAAGGAAAGCTGAAGGGAAATGGCCGCGTGGTGCCGGCCCTGGAAGCCATCAAGACTCCGCTCCGGGATGGTGATCTGGAACGGCCGGGAGATGATGCCTATAAAGACAGCTTCTTCATCAACGCCAACTCTGCCACCAAGCCGGGTATCGTAGATGCGGACTGCCAGCAGATCCTGGAACGGTCCGAAGTGTACTCCGGTGTTTATGGCAGAGCCTCCATCAACTTCTATGCTTTCAACAGCAACGGGAATAAGGGGATTGCCTGCGGCCTGAACAACCTGCAGAAAATCCGGGACGGGGAACCTCTGGGAGGCAAGCCCCGGGCAGAGGATGACTTTGCTTCCGCAGACGATGATGATTTCCTGGCTTAAGGGAGGATAAATTATGGAAACGACACTGAAACTGATTCTGGAAGCTCTGTATTGCCTTGTTGCACTGGGTATTTTTGGATTCATTCTGGCACTGACTTACACCGACATCAAGAAAGACCAGCGTGATGAAGAAATCGCCCGGCATCGGGAAGAACGGGAAGAAGAGTATCACCGTAAACAAATGGAATCTTTCCTGAAATAAAGAACGGAAAATGGTGGCGGCGGGGCTTTATGCCTCGCCGCTTTTCTCGAGGTGAAGTTTATGAAAACTCTCAGTATTGATATCGAAACATACAGCGATGTGAACCTGGCCAAATGCGGTGTCTATAAGTATGCCGAGTCTCCCGCCTTTGAAATCCTCCTTTTCGGGTATGCTGTGGACGGGAGAGAGGTGCAGGTCATCGATTTGGCCCAGGGGGAAACCATCCCGGAAGAAATCCTGGATGCCCTCACTGATGACACCGTTACCAAATGGGCCTTCAATGCCAACTTCGAACGGGTGTGTTTGTCTCGGTATCTTACAGACTTGGGAAGGAGCCTGGATCCGTTCCACGACCGGCATCCCCTGTCCCAGGAATGCGCCCGGTTCCTGAACCCAGCGGGATGGAAGTGTTCCATGGTCTGGTCCGCCTATATGGGGCTGCCCCTTTCTCTGGAAGGAGTAGGGGCCGTGCTGAAGCTGGACAATCAGAAGCTGAAGGAAGGGCGGGACCTGATCCGCTACTTCTGTGTTCCCTGCAAGGAAACCAAGACCAATGGGGGACGGACAAGGAACCTTCCCCGGCATGCACCGGACAAATGGGCCCTGTTCAAATCGTACAACAAGCGGGATGTAGAAGTGGAAGTGGCCATCCAGCAGCGGCTAAAACACTTCCCAGTACCGGAGCAGGTGTGGGAGGAATACCATTTGGACCAGGAAATCAACGACCGTGGCATTGGCATCGACCTGGAACTGGCCAGACAGGCGGTGGCCATGGATGCCCGGAGCCGAGAGAGCCTTATGGCGGCCCTGAAGGAAAGGACGGGCCTGGAGAACCCCAATTCCGTCATCCAGATGCTGGACTGGCTGGAACAGCACGGCTTGAAGACAGATTCCCTGGGGAAGAAAAACGTGGTGGAACTTCTGAAAACGGCCCAAGAGCCTCTCCGCAGTGTGTTGCAGCTCCGGCAGAAGCTGGCCAAGTCCTCTGTGAAGAAGTACCAGGCCATGGAAATGACCGCCTGTCAGGACGGAAGGGCCCGGGGCATGTTCCAGTTCTATGGGGCGAACCGTACTGGACGGTTTGCGGGGCGGCACATACAATTGCAAAATCTTCCTCAGAACCATCTGCCGGACCTTTCAGAAGCCCGGGAGCTGGTGCGCCAGGGAAACTACGAGGCTCTGGAGCTGCTCTACGATTCTGTGCCGGACGTGCTGTCCCAGCTGATCCGGACGTCCTTCGTGCCCCGTGAGGGGATGAAGTTTGTGGTCTCGGACTTCTCAGCCATTGAGGCGCGGGTCATTTCCTGGCTGGCGGGGGAACGGTGGAAATCCGCAGCTTTTGCAGCAGGGAAGGATATCTATTGCTCCACAGCCAGTCAGATGTTTGGGGTCCCGGTGGTGAAACATGGAATTAACGGGGAACTCCGTCAAAAGGGAAAGATTGCAGAATTGGCCTGTGGTTATGGCGGCTCCGTGGGTGCCTTGAAGGCCATGGGAGCTATCGATATGGGAATCCCGGAAGAGGAACTGGGACCTCTGGTCCAGTCCTGGCGGGCTGCCAATCCCCACATCGTGGATTTCTGGTGGCAGGTGGATAAGGCTGTGAAAACCGCCATCAAGCAGCGGATCCCTGTCCAGGTCAACAATCTCCGGTTCTTCTGCAAGAGCGGCATGCTGTTCATCGAACTCCCCAGTGGGCGGCGGCTTTCCTATGTGAAGCCCCGGATCGGAGAGAACAAGTTCGGCGGGGAATCCGTAACCTATGAAGGCATCGGGGCTACTAAGAAATGGGAGCGGCTGGAAAGCTATGGACCGAAGTTCGTAGAAAACATCGTCCAGGGCACGGCCCGGGACATCCTTTGCTATGCCATGCAGACCCTGCGGCACTGTGCTATTGTAGGCCACGTCCACGATGAACTGATCATCGAGTGCCGCAAGGACGTAAGCGTGGATGCCATCTGCCAGCAGATGGGAAGGACCCCACCCTGGGCGGAAGGTCTGATCCTCCGGGCGGATGGGTATGAATGTGAGTTTTATCAGAAAGATTGAACGAAACCGTCAGAAAACACCTCCTGCCGTGGCTAGTAAGCAGGAGGTGTTTATTCATGAACGATATACAGAAAGCACAGATTCGGGAACTGCGGCTCCAGGGAGTCGGGTATCGGAAAATCGCCAAAGAAACAGGCATGTCGGAGAATACCGTCAAATCCTACTGCCGCAGACACCCTTTATCCCCCAAGGAGCCGGAAACAGAACAAGCCCATCACTGCCTGCAATGCGGTCAGCCTATTGAGCAGAACGACAAACGGAAGAAGAAAAAGTTCTGCTCCGATGCCTGCCGGATGGCCTGGTGGAATAGCCATCGTGACAAGGTGAACCATAGGATTGTACGAAAGATGGAATGCCCTTGCTGTCATGAGACATTCATTGTCTACGGGAACGGGCAGCGCAAATACTGCTCCCACACTTGCTATGTAAAAGACAGGTTCGGAGGTGGCCAGGATGGACGCTAAGCAGTTGAAACAGGAGAAGATGTACCTGGCTGCCATGCATTTTATCAGGGGAATGCTCCAGGAGGGCCTGATAACAAAAGCTGAATACGGAAAAGCCGAGTGGCAGATTCGGAATAAATATTCTCCTGTGATCGGCCCATTATTAGCAGATATCGACTTGCTATAAATCTGGTTCAGAGTGAGTAATAGTAGCAAAAGGAGTTGATACAATGAAGAAAATCACACGGGTCAGTCGGCCCATGCCGACCATCACGCGGAGAAAAAAAGTGGCAGCCTATGCCCGGGTCTCCGTGGAGTCGGAACGGATGAACCATTCCCTATCGGCTCAGATCAGCTACTATAACGGCCTGATCCAGAGAAACCCGGAATGGGAATTTGCCGGTGTCTATGCAGACGACGGTATCAGCGGAACCACTATCGACAAGCGAAAAGGGTTCAAGCAGATGCTGGCGGACTGCGAAGCAGGAAAGATTGACATTATCCTTACAAAGTCCATCCAGCGCTTTGCCCGGAATACGGTAGACCTCTTAACGACGGTGCGGCATTTGAAAGACCTGGGAATAGAGGTTCAGTTCGAGAAGGAGCATATTCACTCTCTTACCGGTGACGGCGAACTGATGCTTTCCATCCTTGCATCCTTTGCCCAGGAAGAGAGCCGTTCCATCAGCGAAAATGTCAAATGGGCAACCCGGAAGCGGTTTGCAAAAGGGATTCCCAATGGACGATTCCGAATTTACGGTTACCGCTGGAACGATGACCAACTTGTTGTTGAACCGAAAGAAGCAGCCATCGTAAGGCTCATTTATGATAACTTTTTGAAGGGCCTATCAGCCGAGAGCACGGAAAAGCAGCTGGAACAGATGGGGATAAAATCATACAATGGGAAACATTTCGGTAATGCAGCCGTTCGAGGTATATTACAGAACATTACTTATACTGGCAACATGTTGTTTCAGAAAGCATATATTGCAGATCCCATTACTGGGAAAGCCAAAATCAATCATGGAGAACTTCCACAATATTTTGTTGAAAACACTCATGAAGCCATAATTCCCATGGAGACCTATAAAAAGGTAAAGGAAGAAATTGAAAGACGCAGGGAATCGGGCGCTTTAGCAAATTGGTCTATTAATACCTGCTGTTTTACCAGTAAAATCAAGTGTGGAATTTGCGGGAAAAGCTATATACATAGTGTTCGCAGATATCAAAAGAAAGAGAATGTTTGGACCTGTATTTCCCATAAAAAGAAGGGAAGAACTTGTCATTCAAAGGGTGGAATTCCACAAAAAGTCCTTATTAAAGAATGCACAGAAGTTCTGGGGCTTTCCAAATTTGATGAAAAAATCTTTCTGAATCATGTGGATAAAATTGTAGTCACTGAGCCACATGTTATGGTGTTTCATATGAAAAATGGAGAGCAGATTACACGGCAATGGGTTTCTACTGCCCGGAAGGACGCATGGACTAGTGAACGCCGGAAGGAATGGGGAGAAAGACATAAGCTAAAAAGCACAAATCCCAATCGAAAGATATTCAATGAGTTCACGGGGTTTATCAAATGCGGGAAATGTGGGGAAAATTACAGGAGCCAACAAACTACATATTCTGATGGAAAAAAGGAACGGTACTGGCGGTGTGCTGGTATATGTGGCAATGAAGCCATCAAAGACAGTACTATGAAAAAGCTAACTGCTTCTGTGCTGGGACTGGACACTTTCAATGAGGAAAAAATGGATGAATCCCTTGAAAAAGCAGTTGTCCTGAATGGAGAAATAACATTCCATTTTAAAGATGGCCATACGGAAACCAGGCAATATAGAGAAAGAAAACGGGGAACCCGTCATAGCGAAGCGTATCGGGCTTATATGCATGAAATCATGCAATATGCAAAACGCAAGGACCCAGAGGCTAAAAAAATAATGCTTGCGCTGAAAAAAGAATGGAAGAGAGAGGATAATCGATGGCAAAAACAGTAAGAGCGATTCCGGCAACAATCAGCCGTTATACATCATCTCCGATTAATAGTCGGAAGAAAAGGAAAGTAGCAGGGTACGCACGGGTTTCAACAGACCACGATGATCAGATTACCAGCTATGAAGCCCAGGTCGATTATTATACAAACTATATCAAAGGGCGGGATGACTGGGAATTTGTAGGTATCTATACGGATGAAGGAATCTCTGGTACAAATACCCGCCATCGTGATGGATTCAAGCGAATGGTCAATGATGCTCTGGAAGGAAAAATTGACCTGATCATTACAAAGTCTGTCAGCCGCTTTGCCAGAAATACCGTCGATAGCCTTTCTACTATTCGGAAATTAAAAGAACACAAGATAGAGTGCTACTTTGAAAAGGAAAACATCTGGACTTTTGACAGCAAGGGAGAATTGCTCCTGACGATCATGAGTTCCCTGGCCCAGGAAGAAAGCCGGAGTATTTCAGAAAATGTCACCTGGGGTCATCGGAAGCGGTTTGCCGATGGCAAAGTTAGCGTCGCTTACAGCCGTTTCCTGGGATACAAGAAAGGCCCGAACGGTGGGCTAGTAGTTGTACCAGAAGAAGCAACAACGATCAAGCTCATCTACAAGCTATTCCTAGAAGGCTTGGGAACAACAACTATTGCCAAGCAACTAACAAAACGAGGACTTAAAACCCCAGGAGGAAAATCCAAATGGAGTGCACGTACGGTTTACAGTATCCTTCAAAACGAAAAGTACAAGGGAGATGCACTTCTACAAAAAAGCTATACGGTTGATTTTCTTACAAAGAAAACGAAAATCAACGAAGGGGAAGTCCCCCAATACTATGTAGAGCATGACCATGAAGCCATTATTGAACCTCAGACCTTTGAAATGGTGCAAGCGGAACTGAAACGTAGAAATAAAGCACGGAAGTACTTTAGTGGTACCAGCATCTTTTCCACCAAAATCCAGTGTGCTGAATGCGGAGGATGGTACGGTGCGAAGGTCTGGCATTCCAATGACAAGTACCGCAGGATCATTTATCAGTGCAACAACAAGTTCCGCAACAAGACTGGATGCAGGACACCACATCTGACGGAAGAGGAAATCAAGATGTACTTCGTCCGGGCAATGAACAAGATGATTACAGAGAAGGATGAGATCATCCAAACCATCGAGGATGCTAGGCAGGTGATCTGTGACAACGGAGACCTTCTAGCCAAACGAGATGCCATGCAGAAGGAAATCGGCATCCTGGTGGAAATGGCCCAGAATGCTGTGGAACAGAATGCACGGGTGGCGCAGAACCAGGAAGAGTACCAAAAACAGTATGATGACATCATCAGCCGCTATGATGCAATGAAAATTGAGTACGAACAACTGTGTGAGAAGATTGAAAACCGCCTGGATCGGAATGAGCAGCTTGGACGGTTCATTCAGGAACTGAAAGGTCGGGATAGCCTGCTCACCGAATTTGACCAGTCACTCTGGTGTGCTCTGGTCGACAAGATGGTAGTGAAAGACAAAGAGAACGTCACCGTGGTCTTTCAAGACGGGACGGAAATCAAGGCATAA